GCCTTGGGTGTCGTCTGCCATTGTTTCCTCCTAAAATATTTTTAAGATAGTATTTTGTCGAGTTCAAAAAACGGGTCTGTCTTCATAGCACTGTCTGGGTCGTTTTCTGGTAATTGCTTACCCGTTATCCGAACAATACAAGAATCAAGAGCCATAATTGCCTCTTTAGTACTACCTTTAGCTATAGAGTCCTTGGCTTCCTCTAATTTTGAAACCAATTCCATGGGCGTGTAACCGCCAAAATCTTCAAGAGTATATTGTAATTTTGACTCTTTTTCAGTCTTTTCGTTTTTGTTTTCTTTATACTCTTTTTTATCTTCTTTATATTCGTCTTTTTCTGGTTTGGAATTACCAAAAACAATCATAATGCCTTCTTTTTTATCTTTATGCATCTGTTGGCCCTTCCAGAATCTCAATTAATTCATCTTTTTTTAATCCGCTGTAGTCACGATCAGGGAAAGCTGTCTTAACCAATTGAATTAATTCATCTTTTTTCAATTTAGTTAAATCAACAATAGAATCATTTTGAACTTCAACGTGTTCTACATATTCCTTAACTTCTTCAATTAATTCTTCAACTTGCTCAACAACTTGCTCACCTTCGCTGCTTGTAATTTCATATTCTTCGAAAAGCTCAGAAACTAAACTTTGTGGTAAAATAATTGTTGCTTGATCGAATTTAATTTTGTAATGGGTTTCTTGATATCCCATTTGGCCAGCTGGTAATATGCCGTCACAATAGAAACTTAAATCAATATCTTTTCTGAGTTGTATGGCTTGCCCATATCTTAATTCCATACTGAAATCATATATTCCGAATTTATAAAATGCATTTACTTTTTTTTAACAAAATGTAAAATAAAATTAACAAAATGTTTAAAAAAAGATAATGAACATATAAAATTCTGATTGTATTATATGTTTATGGATAACCCCTTTATTAAATACCTGAATAATTTATTGTCTCAGGCAAAATCGGGGCATAACACCAAGCAGCTTAAAAAATATAAGCGTTATTATGATGGTTCGTTTGAGCCTATTACTGGCGTTGATAGAGATGGAAATACAACGCTTGGAAGTGCTGGGCAAGGCAACGCATACTATAATGTTATAAAGCCAATCGTTGAAACTAAGGCTACAACCGCTTTGGATGCAATGATTACGACGAACGTCAAACCTGCTAATCTATCACACCAGACTTTTGATAATCTAAAGCAATTAGAATCAATCGCTGATATTTTGAATGATTGTTGGGAAAACATTAAAAGAAGTTCGGAATTATCGAACATCTCACAAAAAGTTATGCGTGATGGTTCAATCTATGGCGTAGGTATTGCCAAAGTTATATGGAATCAGTCAATTAATAATGGGTTAGGTGATATAAGGATAGAGCGTGTTAGTCCATTAGATTTTTACCCTGAACCAACTGCAACAAACATTGAAAACTGTAACTATATATTTGTTAAACGTGTTATTAGTCGTTTTGATTTAATTAACCAATACAAAAATAAACCTGACATTCTAAAAAAGATTGATAAATTAAGCTCACCATCGGCAACTATCGACATGGGAGAGCCTACAAACAAGGTTGTTGCTGGTAAAGTAACTGCTAACGGTGTAACTACCGGTAGTGAAATGTATTTAAATGAAGGTAGTTTAAAGCCTTCTGGAACTGAACATAATATCGAACTTTGGGAATGTTACTTAAAAGATGATACGGTGCTTGTTCCTTTGGATGACGAATCAGAGCAAGATCAGGAAATGAAAACCGAAGAAAGGTTTAAATACCCAAATGGACGTTTAATCATTTTTAGTGGTGAGGAAATATTGGAAGATCGGCCAATCGATTACCCTTTTGGTTTCCCATTTGCTACTTACTCACCAACACAAAGTGATTCTCTAATGGGGCAAGGTGACGTTGAGGATTTAATGCAAATACAAGCACGTTTAACCAATGCATATGCTAAACTTCAAGAGTTAATTGTTAAATACAAATCAATGTTAATTGTTCCCGAAAACTACCGAAGACATTTCCAGGGCAATTTTGATATTATTGGTAGCCAACCTGGTGACCCAATGACACAACCGATGTTGGTTACCAACAAGTTGACTAATGATATACAAATTATGAGACAGCATATACAAGATTTGAAACAAGATGCATACAAGATTGCACGTATCAATGAGATTATGCTATCAGGTGAACGCCCAACCGGTGTTAACAGTGGTCAAATGGTACGTGATTTGATTGAATCGCCAATGTCATCTATTCGTGAGATGCAACGTAATTTCAAAAACTTCTTAACCGATATAAGCAATAAAGCTGTTGTATTGATACAATTATATTACAATCAACCAAGAATCATTCGCATGGCCAGTGGAACACAATTTGCGTCAATGGAGCCTAATGAAATGGGTGAAATGGAAATAAACATATATGATCGTGACATGATGACAAACGAATTAATGGCCATTGATACCATTAAATCTGATTTAACACTGGGTGAGTACGAAGTTGAAATAACTGCTGGAAGTTCATTGCCACAATCACAATCGGCAATCGCTGCAACGACCATGCAATTAGCGCAACAAGGTATATTTGGGGATATCAATAACCCAGACGTCAAAGAGTTAATTTTGAAAACGTTGGATTATCCAAATTACCGAGCAATCATCAATAAAATAAAAGAAGAGCAAGACGAACAAGCTCAAGTGCCAATACCTGAGCCAGATTTTAACGCATACATTAAAAATGTAAATATGAGCTTAAAAGATATTATTGAATTAATTGGTGTATTACCTATTGAGCAACAAGTATCGGCAATTAGTACGATAACAGACAGCTTAGGGCTAACAATGCCCCCACCACCAATGCCTGAAATGCCACAAGTACCTAATTTTATAAATAGTATCGGGTGATGTTGAGTGCGGAAGAGAAGTATAAACGCTATGACAAGCGTACAAATAAGAAAATGGATGAGTATAACCGCACCGGTGGCAGTGTCGCTCGTCCTGTTAGGGATGTTAGTAAAGCTAGTCCGTCACGTAAGCTAACACGTGGTAAATTTCTATTACGCAAAGCAACACAAATTTTAAAACAAAGCCAACCATTAAAAGACAAGCAAGGACGACCAACCCCAGCAGCAATGCAATTTAAAAGATGGGATGCTCCCATACCAAGCAATTACGATTCAGTTAGACGGTTAAAACAAATCGGGCAAAACATCGTAAAACGCTATAAAAAAGATTAGTTAGGGATTGGCCTACTAATTTAAAAGATATACAAAAAAACAAAGGGTGTAGGCCAAAATATGATTACTCATCTAAATTATACTATTTATTAACATATAGTATCAATTCTTTTTTACTTTTTAATAAATTTGTGATTAATTCATACACTGCAACATCATTTTCTTTTTTAGATATCCCAATACAACCTCTCGTTCCCTCTTTATTGCCATCGGGATGAATTAATAAGCCTGTGCGATTTGTTTCAAATTGTGGCGTTAGTCTAGCTACCCAAGGAAATTCTCTACCTGTATACGCCTCTGTTTTACCTTTAATCGGATCCAATTTGTAGCAATCTTCAATTTTGTACATACCCTTTGGCAATGCTCCATTTCCATATTTACCGCTTATGCATTCCCATTTTTGGTCATTGATGCATAAGTTACCAAGTTTGGTTTTATTAAAGGTATCAACAACATCAAAGATAAGATCGTATTCTAAAGGGGTCGAATTCGACTGGTTTACATTAGATTCCGTTTTAGTCGTGACTATTTTAGAATTTGTTACGTTTTGGTCATTTACTGTTTTTTTTTTAGCTTATCGATTGATCCACCAAGAAAAATACGTAACACATCTTTTAAACCAAGTGTTGAAACAAGTATGCCCACAATTCCAAATTCAAACCACCATGCAGTGTCATTCAATGCTTTCCATCCTTGCGCCATTGTTGCCTGTGTGGCTGGGATAAACGTTAGAATCATAATAATAAAAAAGCCTAAGATTATAAACTCATCAATGAACGATTCACGCCTATTCTTGAGTACTTGCATATCATACGTCATATCGTTGGCAGCTTGTGTTTCTTGTTGTTTAATTTGTGCCTTTAGTTTAGCAACATTCAGATCAATTTTAGCTTGTTGAATATCAAGTTTACCTTTTTCTTTTATTTCTTTGATTTGTTGATCTTTTTTAACAACATCCCCAACCGTTCCAACAACTGAGCCTACAAGATTACCAATTATGTTGAACATTTTTTACATTCCGTAGGCATTAATTCAATAACGCCATAAAGCACCCCATTGGTTAACTCGTTAGCTATTTTAATTACTTCCGCAATTTGTGCAATGGTCAATTCTTCTTCCCCACCTTCTCGTTCACATACCATTTTATTAAATTCAGTTATTTTCATCTCGTTTTCCTTTTTGTTAGTTAATGTTAATCCAGAAAGTATCAAATTCATCATGCGATTCTAACCAATCGTCTATATCATCGATTAATTCGCAAATATGCTCATTGTTA